ACTTGAGATGCAATCCCTGGAGCGTTTGTATATAAATCTCGCGCTTTATCTTCTGTAAATTCAACTTCATCTTTGCCGCTTTTTAAGCCACGCCAACCTTTAGTGATAGAGACCAGCATTTCAATCTCACCGCCTTCTTCCTTATTAAGTAACTTCCTGTGGTATGCCCTAACAGCATCTCGGTATGACTTTGAATCTATACCTTTTACATGAATATAAAAATCAGTTTCTTTATTATCAACTGGGCTTAATATTTGTATCTCTGCCCCTTCTTCATGCGGCACAGCCGTATAAAGCTCTTTAATATCCATCTATATCTCCAGTTAGTTAGGGGCATTTCTGCCCCATTTTTTTACGCAGCAGTTCTTGTAATAACAATCTGCGAAGCATCACCAGAATCATATAAGGCTACGAAATCTAAAGATACTGTCACAGCCCCTGCTCCGCCGACTTCAGGGTTTCCTGAATTGTATTTAACATTTGGCAATTCAAACAAATAGTCGTTACCAGCAGCATCAGTCAATGTGAAAGAAAGACTTGAAGATGTTTCATTAATGAATTTGTCGATCAAAGTTGAATCTTCAAAGTATGCAGTGATGGAACCATTTACCATTGATTTACCAATAGATGGTTGTAATGTGTCTGAAGAACCAATTACATATAGAGCTTCCATACCATTTTCGATATTTAACTCAAGGCTAGTTACAACTGCAATGCTAGAACCGCCTTCAGTAATAGAGCCGCTAAATGAATCAAAAGGAGCAGTAACAGATTCCGTGTTATAAGTTGCTCCAGTAACAGCAACGCTGGCTACACT